AACGCCTATGACGCCCGCCAGCAGCAGCGATACTTAGAGCGCGTCATGCGCCGACAGGATGCTTTGATTGCCGGTTACAAGGGCGCGCAGCCGAAAATGGCTGAGGCCCTGAAGCTGACCCAGATCGCGCGCGGGCAGACAAGCGATAAATACAAGGAGTTCTCCAAAGCAATGGGCTTGCCGACTGAATTTGATCGGGTACACACGGGGGCTATTTAGCTGCACTCATTTTTGGGGCGAGTGAAAACGTCACAACAGAATAAGCAGGCTGGGCAAGCGCCCGGTCTTGTTTATATATTTGGCCGACCGCGGGCCTAATCGGCGGGACCGCAGGGGGATGGCAACCTCCTCAACAAGCCTAGCGGGCAGGAGAATTTATGAAGACAAACGAACTAAAGGATCTTGGGTTGAGCGACGAGCAGGTAAACGGAGTTATGGCGCTCAACGGGCGCGACGTAAACGCAGCAAATGCGCAGCGCGACGCGCGGGCAGATATCAAGCCGGACGACCTAGAAGCGCTTAGGACGCAACTGAACGCCGCTACAGAGGCCGCAAAGGCTTATGAGGGTGTTGACGTTGCCGCACTGAAAGCAAGCCTTGCCGAGGCGCAGAGCGCATCTGAGGCGCTAAAGGCAAGCCACGCGGAACAGACAAGCGCCCTGGCGATAGACCTACTCTTGCGGGAAAAGTTGGCAACTGTGTCCTTTTCCTCGGACTACGCCCGTAATGGCGTGTTTTCCGACATCAAGGGAAAGGTCACATACGAGTCTGGGGAGGATGGAGCGATCGGGTCACTCTCCGGGTTTGATGAGGCCTTGACGGAGCTTCGCGAAAGCAAGCCAAGCGCGTTTACGACCGAAGCCGCTCCGCCGAAAAAGGCGGAAGCTAAGGCGCATAGGGCGGGCGGCGGCGAGAAAATGGACGACTTTGAAAAAGGGTTCAATTCATAACAAAAACAGAAAGAGGTTTTATTCATGGCAGTAAACTACGCAGAAAAATACAGCCCGCTGGTGGATGAGCGCTTTTCAGCCGCCAGCATCACGGAAGCGGCGTTCAATCAGGATTACGATTGGGAGGGCGTTTCCACCGTCAACGTCTACAGTGTCGCGACAAGCCCGATGAACGACTACCAGATATCCGGGATGCAGCGCTACGGCGTGCCGGACGAGCTTGGCACGAGCACGCAGACAATGACGCTGACCCAGGACAAATCCTTCACGTTCACCATTGACCGCCGGAACTACACGGACCAGATGATGGTGACGGAATCGGGCCGAGCGCTCCGCCGCCAGGTCGACGAAGAGATCATCCCGATGGTAGACATCTACCGTCTGGCCGCGCTGACTGCCGGGGCAGGGAATACCACGACGAAAGCGATCACGGAGGACAACGCCTACGAGGCGTTCATTACCGGCGTCGCTACCGTGCTCGGCAACAAAGCGCCCCGCGCCGGCATGTTCGCCTATATCAGCCCTGACTTCTATGTGAAGATTCGCCTGGACGGGCACTTTATCAAGCAGGGCGACATCTCGCAGGAAATGCTCAACCTCGGCGAGGTTGGCAGGATTGACGGTGTTCCGCTGATCGAAGCGCCGTTCGGCTATCTTCCGGAGGGCGTAGATTTCATCATCACAAACAGGATTGCCGCCGTTTCTCCCGTCAAGATCGCCGAGTACAAGGTGAATGACAACCCGCAGGGGATCAGCGGCTGGCTGGCGGAGGGGCGGACGTATTTTGATGCGTTCGTGCTGGACAACAAGGCCAACGCGATTTACGTGCATATGGAGCCTGAACCTGAGCCGGAACCCTAAACGTCATGAGGTGAGCGAATATGCTATTTGAAAAGAACGGGATTCGGTATAGAGTTTCATGCAGGTATCAGGCTGATGCGTTCAGGAGCGCGGGGTGGGTAGAGATGACGGGGCGGGGAAGCAGAAACGCTCCGCCCGCCTCTCCCCTTGAGGGCATGTCCGCTCAACAACTAAAAGCATACGCGGCTGAAAACGGTATCGACATTGGCAGGGCCAGGAGCGCGGAGCGGATATCCTCTATCATCAAGGCTGCGTTGGAATGAGGTGCATTATGGCTTACGCGACAGTAAAATTCTACCAGGAAACGTATCTGCTCGGGCGTGAGCCTCCGATGCCGCTTGAAGCCTTCCCGTTCTGGGAGGCGCGGGCGGCGGAGCAGATCAACCATTTCACCTTAGGCAGGATCGATAAGTCCGCGCTGATCACGCACAAGAAACGTATTGGGAAATGCGCCTGCGAGCTTGCGGAATTCCTTTATGAAAACGAAGGGAATGAAAACAAGGCGTCCGAAAGCACTTCGGGCCGTTCCGTCGTTTACGAGCAGGGAACCCCTTACCGCATTTGCCTGCGCCATTTGCTTATGACGGGATTAATGTATAGGGGGCAAGGTCATGCTGCCACGTGACACAGCGAGAACCACAATAACGATCTATAACTTCCTGCCGTCGCTGGGCACGCTCCAGCGGACCGTTATCCGTGATTGTGTGTGGATGCAGGGAAGCCAGATCAAGCGGGCCAAGCAGGGCGCGGCGTTGCCTGACGATGTTTTAATTCAAATCCCGTTCAGCTACAAGTACTTTTCCGTGCAGGACGGGCAGGAATTCAACGGAACCGGCTGGACAGTCCGCGCGGGGCCGGAGCTGGAGGGTTCCTATATCGCCAAGGGGGAGTGCCCGTTCCTTGCGCCGGAAGCTATGCCCCCGCCCATTGTTTCGCCGGAACAGCCCGAGCCAAGCCCTTCCCCCGGCAATCCCGGCGATTCGGCAGGGGAAAGGAACTGGTTTATCCTGACGCTGGAGGCCGCGCCGGTCGATACGGATGATTTCGTGCGCACGGTGGTTATTCCGTTTGAGGAACAGTATAAGCCACAGAGGCCGGAGGAAATCACGGAAAACTTCTACGGTTCGCGGAACATGTGGTATCTGGAGGTGAAATGCTGATGGGCATGACCTACGACGCTAACCTTGGGCTGGATAAGGTGATCGAAAAAGGAAGGGCTCTGCTCGGCCCCGGAAGCCCGATTCAGAGGTATGTTACTTCAACCGTAGCGGTTGGGGTAGCGCCATACGTTCCCGCCCTCGCCGGAAAATTCGCAGAGAACCCAAACCTTCCGGGGCACACAGATTTAGACAACGGCATTATCCAATGGATTGATCCACGGGCAAGACTGCTATACTACAACGTTGTCTACATCGACCCACTGTACAAAAAAGCCGGGTTCACGGATGGAGAGCGTTGGTGGTCCAGAAAGGACGTCAAAAAGGTTCCGTCCGACCTCCCGCGACATGCGGACGGATTCAACTTTAACAAATCTAGACATCCTAATGCAGGCCCCTTCTGGTGCGAGCGATATAAAGCGGATCACCTGAAAGAGCTTGCGGCGGATGTGCAGCGAAAGGTCGGTGAAGTATGGAACCGTTCGTAACGCGGGACTTCGTGGAGCCCATCATGGGCTTCATAGCGACGTGCCCATTCCTGGATAAATACCACATCGACCTCAGCCCCGCAGGCGTGCAGAAAATCCCGACCTCGAGGCCGAACGCAAGCGCCCTTGAATCCATAGGGAGCGTGCGTATCTCGGACAGCAAGGATGTGCTGCGTAATCAACGCTGCAACCGGCAGGCCAATTTCAACCTGTGGCTGCTGCGGAGCGCGAGGCACAACGTCCAGCGAAAAGAAACAACCGATTTCCTGCTCAATTTTGAGCAGTGGGTGGAGCACAGTCAATTTGCCGGGGAGTGCCCAAAGTTTTCTACCGACAAACAGGATCAGGACCGGGAAGACATGTGGGCGGATAACGGTATCTATTTCTCGGAATGGGAGGACGGCTCCGACGCGAACCTTTACCTTATGCAGCTGCACATCAGTTATTTTAATTCATATCAAAACAAGGAGGATTTATCATGGCCGTAAATTATGCTTATGAGTGGGTCGGGAAGGGAATCGAGGATATGGCCGACACCACCAGCATGGAAGTGACATCCGTCAAAGACGTTCGCGGTGAAACGGAGGTTAAGCTTACGCGCGGAGAGGAAACAACCTCGGTCACCCCTCTCGTGGTAAACGTAGATACCAAGCTTGCGTTGTTCATCAACAACGCAAAGTTTTTCGGCTGGGAACTGTCAGACCTGGATCAGCGGTTTATCAAGGTATGGACGGGGATGAAGTATGGCGTGGACTATGATACGGGCGAATATATGGCAATCGACCAGATTGCCGGTGTCGAGCCCGGGGATTTTGCCACCGGGAACGGCGCGCTTGAGTGCTCCTGCACGCTGCACTATAAAGGCGCGCGTGTGATCGGTACATACGACCCAACAGCGGTCGGCGAAAAGTTTACCCCGATCACTGGGGACATTCTACCCTCTATGGTACACTACAAGAACGGCGACCTCACAAGGAGCGATTTCCGGCTGTTTTACGCGTACGATCCAACACAGTTTCCACCCGCCCCTGCGCCCGCCCCTGCGCCCGCGCCTTAAGGCTTGCGG